GACGAAGTGGACTTCTCTAGCACCTATGATGACCCGATGGGGGGCGGGGAGCAGCGCTATCGCATTGCCCCGGAAAGCGTGGATTTTGAAGAAATCTTTGGCGAGGCCACGACTCAGGAAGAGGTTAACCGTCTGGTGTCGGTGTACGGCCCAAACATGAGCGAGGCGGAAATTGAGCGGGCGGAGCGGTATCGCGAAAGCCTCCCCCCTGAAGAAGAGGATCTTCCCAGCGACATTGACGATGCCGCGCTCGAACTGGCTCAAGCGAAAGACTCCGGTGACGAGGCGGCAATTAGGGAGGCACAGCGTAATTACGACACACTCCTCCGCGAATTAGAGCGTAGGCAGAATGCGGCCTTTAACCGTGAGCGTATGGCTGGCACAGGTGCGGCACCTTTGATTGAGGCCGTCGTCACAGACCCTAGAACCAACGAGCGTCGGATTGAGGCTGTCACCATTGACCCGGTCTCGGACACTTACACGTTGCGGGACGGTACGGCTTTGGATAGGTCTCAGGTCCAAGGGCTTACCGATCAAGAGTTGGATTTGTACGGCAAGATCCCCAGCCAGACGATTACGGACTCCCGCAGACTCCGCGATAGCGCCACAAGCGTTATTCGTATGCTGGACGTAGGCATTGACGCTATTGAGATTGCGGAGAGAAACCCTAATGTCCTCGGTGTACGGGGTAGCGCCGCGTCAGCCGCTACAGGATTTGTGCGCGGGGTATCTGGCATTGTCGACGTTGCCTCTGAGATTCTCCAACGTCAGGATAGCGTTACTCTACAAGAGCTGGAGGCGGAACTGCGTAGTGAAGGACAATTGGCCGAGGGTCAATCTCTGACTCAGATGGACGACCGACTGCTGAACGCCTTGATCCCAGAGAGCATTCAGGGTGACGCCCGAGACCGCGCTATCTTGGACAGCAAGCTTGTCCTTATGGCCTTCCGTAGTGGTGGGCTTGAGGGACAGTCTGGTAATGCCATGTCAAACCAAGACTTTAATCGCCTCAAGGACGCCGTCGCCAAAGCGGATGGTGACCCGGAAGTGTTCCGTAGTGTCATCAGGGGTTATATCCAAGGTACGATCAAAGCCCATAATGCACAGGTACAGCAGTTCAGTGCGGGGGGTCCAGTTGGGGCGTTTTTCGAGCGTACAGGTGTTATGCCCATCCCTGTTCCCCAGACGGTTGGTGACGTAGTGACTGCGTCGGGTAATCAGAAGCTGATGCGCTCTTACCAGACTTTCAGTGAGGGTATGTCACAGGATACAGAATTATCTCAATCTGCTACGCCAACAGGCGACGCAGAAGGACAGGCAGGGCTATCTCAAGAAGAAATTATCGGGATCATCGAGCCGTTTAATAACGAATATGGCCCGGCTGCGCGAGACAGAATGAAAACAAAACCGCCGGAGGAGCGTCTTGAGTACATGAAAAATGTCGCAGAAGCACTGGACGTACCACCGGATAGTCTAAGATCCACGATTTTTGACGGTATTGAGATCCTCGGAGGCACTGAATAATGGCTGGACTTACCGAAGAAGAAAGGCGAGAGCTGGGCCTTCCAACTGACGGAGGGCAAGCAGACGCTGCAGATAGACCCGGTCTTACTGACGAGGAAATGCGGGAGTTAGGCTTTTCAACTGACGAAGGGCAAGCAGACGGTGCAGTAAACGATCCCGAACTACAGCGTCTTATTGAAAGAAGACCGGCAGCCCAGTGAAGCTCAAGAAACCCGCGCCTCACAGATGAAAGACCGCGAAGAGTTTTTTGCTGAAGCCAACAAAATTTACGAAAGTTACCCTACAGCCTCTGATTACGACCTTGGTACCCCCGGATTTTTCGGGGGCGGAGATGTCCGTGTGGACACTCGCATCGAAACTGACGAAGAGGGCAACCTCGTAACCGAGTATGTGAGGGTTCCGAAGCCGGGGTCAAATAGTTTCACTCGCATGGCCGATCAGATTGGCAGCGATGTTGTGCAGCAGTTTGGTGGCTTGCTGACAGAAGGCAAGTTGCTTGCAGAAAGCGATCTGGACAGGTCCGTTCCTGACCTTGAGCAGGGCGGAATGGAAGGTCTTGGAACCCTTGTGTTTTCGTTCGGCCTTCCCGCCCTCGGCGGAGAGAAAATTGGGCGGGGTATTGGCCGGACGTCTCGTGCATTGAGGGCCGTTCAACCGGGGTCAAAGACGTATAATTTCTCGAAGATTGCAGGGGCTTCTATCGGTGCCTCTATGGCTGAAACGGTCATGTCTACCGAAGGCGATGAGGGCCTTTTATTTAGGCCGGACACAATTCAGGAAGTCTTTAAGGTGGAAGACCCTGAAGAAGCGGCGAGCCTCGCTATGTTCATCGACGGCTTGGCCTTGAATGGGGTAGCGGACACTATTCTGTATGCAGCCGGAAAAGGCCTTGGCTTTATCGGGAAAAAAGGCGAAGGCACGATTGGCTTTTTTTCTCCGCAGTTTGTTCGCGACAAGGTCCAGCGTCAGACACTTCTCAGCGCCATCAAGATTATTGACCCAGAGCTTTCCAACCTACCACCAAACCGGCTCGCGTCTTCGCTCAAAAATCTAGCAACTGTGCTGGACGCAAACGCCTCCGATATCATCAAAATCGGTGAAACCTCTGCCGAGGTTGGCTTGGATACTGTGAACGCGCTGTCGCGGGGAGCAGAAGAGTACATCCGCGCGTCTCGTGCGACTCAGCGTCGAGGCATGACGGACCAAGAGTGGGACAACTATGTCCGTACCGAAGCGCGGGACATGGTTGACCGGACAGTCGGCCTTGTGCGGTCTCAAGAAGGCAGCTCAATCCTGCGCCAGCGGCAGGCCGGAATGTCCGATAGCGTTGACCGCGCTATTGCGGAGGAGGCCGACCGGCTAACTAGTTCAGCTAGCACCGCCGACGACCCACTAGGTGAGGCTACTGAAACACTAGTGGAACAGCAAAACGCTAATGTCAGGTCTGCTACGGAGGCTAGAGATTCAGCCGCAGAGGAAGCGGATAGGCTCAGAACAGCTAGTGGCCGTGCGGTTGAGCAAGACCCGTATATACGCCAGCTATTGGACTCAAACGATCCTCTCCGCTTTTTCAACGACGACAGTCAGGTTGAAGAACTGCGCCGCCTTCTTGGCGAAGATCTTTATCAAGAATTTGATACCGCGTGGAAGGAAGTGGACGCTGCCTACGGCCGAATTCCAAATGCCGACATCGACACTGAAAAGTTTGTCAGCGACGTGAACGCGGTCGTTGAAGAGGCAAATATTTTTGACTCGTCAGGCGGACGGGCGCGGCAAATTCTTGGTAGGATATACCGCGCGGTTCAGCCCGAAGAGAGCCTAGACGACGCTGGTGAGCTAGTCATCGAAGACCCCAAAGAGCTTATCGCTCGCCTTGACGGACAGATCGGCTTCCAAGATCTCTACAAGGTCAGGCAAAGCCTGTCCCAGATGATTGGCCGTACAAGCGACGAAGGGGTTAAGGGCCGACTGACTGACCTAAAGAACTCAATCACGGACGGCAAAAACGGGCAACTGGCTTATGTTCGGTCTACTGGCGACGAGTCAGCCGCAGCAGCAGCCGAAGAAGCAGACCAGCTTTACACAGACACCAAGAATCGTTTCCAAAACTCGGAGCCTCTCAGGCGCTTGTCGCGGCGGTTCGAAGAGCGGCGTCGTGGAGACCGTACAGCCACTTCCGAGGGGCTTCCGCCGCGCGGACAACCGGAACTCGACTCTGGATCTATGCAGGATACCCTTCCGTCTGCGCTGGCCGATCCGACGGGGTCTCAGTTTGACGTATTGGCGCGAGCTTTCAACAACCCCGAGAACGCAGCCCGTCTTAATGAGTCGGCTGCGGACCTTTAATGCCCAGCAAGAAATCACTAGCATCCTTGGTGCCAAAGACGCTGGCGATGAAATTGAAGCGCTGATGGACGAGGTAGCTCGCCTTCCTGACGGCTCACGTCAGGCCACTCGACAGGCGCTGCAGGGAGCTGTACTGAGGGGGCTTAGGTCTAGGCTCTTCGGCTCCGAGGCTGTCGGTATGTCGTCTGCTACAGAAACTGCCGCAAACGTAAGGCTGGGCAATCTGCAGGATGCCACAGACGAAACTCGTAGCAGCTTGCTGTCCGGTGTCCGAGCGGCCTTCCCAGACAAGCCTGCTACCGTGGCTGGTATTGAGGCTGCACTTAACGGCATGAACGCGCAGACCAGTATCACGAGGCTCCGCATTAACCAGACGGGGTCGCCCACAGCTGCTAACACCGGCATAAGAGACAGTGTTTCCACAGCAATTCTGTTTTCGTTGGGCTACATGAACCGCAACGCAGCCACCGCACGGCGGCTTACCTCAGAGCAGGTTGAACGCATTGAGGCTGCCGCAGAGCAGTCCAGCAAGGAAACGGTGGCCATGATCCTTGCCGCGCCAGAGCAGTTCGGCAGGCTTGCTAGGGCGGTTGCTAATAAGGAAGATCCAAGTGTCCTAGGAGATCTAAGGCGCGTGTTCACCGCCGCAGCAAAGAACGGTCTTCGCTACGCGGGACGCACAGAATACCACCCCAACATAGCCGAGTTTATATTTGGGGCTTCCCAAGAAGCCGAGGATCGGGCGAACGAGGGGGAACAGATGGAAGCTTTTGAGCAGTAAAAACTAAAACCCCCCGGTGACCAAACCGGGGGGTACCTAGCAAAGGAACGGGGTTACCCCCACACCTAGGTTATAACTACGCCATTCTACGCCCGCAGTCAACAGGCTGCGGGCTTTCTTCTGTCGAAAATGCCTTGATCCACATGGCGCAGAGGTCGCTGCGGACAATGTCCTGCTCGCTAAAGTCAATGACCGGGACCGGCAGGAGGTTTTGCTTAGCGATATTTATGACCCGACGAAGGCCGCTGCCCGGCCCGAGGTCCGTTTGAGCCGTGTCGCCATCAATGACGGTGATCGTGTCCTCACCGATCCGGGTCAGGAACATCTTAAGCTCGTCGTAGGAGGCGTTCTGCGCCTCGTCCAGCAGCACGAAGGCCTCTTCGAAAGACAAGCCCCGCATGGTCTCAAACGGCTCCAGAAGGATCTCTCCGGCGTCCACCATCGCCTCCACTTTCTGCTTGCCGAAGTGGCGCTGCATGACCCGCACGACCGGCCCCATCCAGTTCATCATCTTCTCGACTTTCTCGCCCGGAAAGTGGCCGAGGGTGCTGCCTCCAGCCGGGATATTTGGCCGGGTTATCACGATTTGCCGGATCTGCCCCGTCAGGGCTGCTGCTCTCATTATACCACCGAAAGAAAAAGGCCGCACCCTTTAACAGGACGCAGTCTTTAATAAAGCAAAAGGCCGCACCCTTTAACAGGACGCGGCCTTTAACTTACGAGCGGCGGACTTTCTTCTGCCCGCATTTTGGACAGCCTACGATTTTGTAGGTCTGGGTGCCGGAGTGGCTGCGAGCCATCGGCCACCAATCATGGCCGACGAGCCAGCAGGGGAGTGCTTGCTTCAGCGCGTGCAACAGTTCCATGATGATCACCGAATGGGGCAAGCGCCGGTGGCGCAGTCGTCGTCCAAATCGTCCACGAGGCTGCTCGTGCCGTGCAGGTCCACCTCAGACAGCGTGGCGACGTAAGCGTCGTACGCCTCTTTGGTCACCACCTCTTGCGGCAGATACAGGTAGCCGAGGTCTTCAGCAGTCTTCGTCGGGTCATTGCGGAAGATGAAGCTGACGCCGACGTAGCTGTCCCAGTTCTCCAAAATCCAGTCGACGATGTCGTCCACCTCGTCAGCGTCGTAGGACACCGTGATAGAGCAGTTGTGGTCGACGTACTCGTCCATGAGAAGCTTGTAGCGTTCAAGCTGCAACACGGCGGGTTCAAGGTTGACCTCCTTGCCGTCTACCACGTCGAACTCAACATCTTCATACGCCACCGGGAAGGTAACGATCACGCTGTCTGCTTCTCCGGGGGCGGGCATGGTGCGGTACCCAGCCGCGCGCAGCTTATCCACGACGGGATCGTGAACCGAGAATTTCACGTTGTTGAAAATGTACTTGCCGAGAGGTCGGTGGACCCCTTCCGTCGTGTCGAGGATTTTCCCCACAGTGCCGTCAGGTTTCACCGTGGTAACTGCTTTTGGCTCAGGCAGGCCAAGTTCGTCGGCCATCGAAATCGCCCCGCCTCGTGCGGCATCACGCGCGGCCCGGAGCCAGTCCCTAATAGCCTTTTCGTCGGCAAGGTAATCCAGCATCTTCACGATGCCCGCCGCGCCGACCCCGCAGAGCCGCAGGAACTCGTTAAGTTCGTGCCACGTCCGCTGCAGAATGCCGTCGTCAAGGTTCACGCAGGTTTGCCGGTAGTTGGCTCGGGCAATGACGTAGATCGCCCGCAGAGCCTCTGTGCGCTCCATGTGGGCCAGCTTGCCCCAGTCGGGGGTCACTAAGTTGCAGAAGCTGCGATTGCCCAGCAGGATCTCTCCGCACGGGTTTGTGCCGCGAAACCAAGGCGCACGCGTAAGGGCCGTCTGGCCGTTAATGAAGCCCGGCTCCGAGCCGCCTGCCGCGACGATCTTGTCGAACAGGTCATGCAGTTCGTCCCGCGACGGGCAGCTCCAGAACACGATGGAGTTGTTAGACTGCTGGCGGTGCAGACGCTGCTTGGCCCCCGGAGTTTCAGGCGAAACCTTGCTGCCGTCGGCGTCGTACCACTCCCAGAAGTCCTTTTTCGCCGTGACAAAGTCGTCGACCTCCGGCGCGTCGAAGTCCATCAGGGCAATCTCAGCCGAACGTCGGCTGGAGAGGGTCGTCCCAAGCCAGTTCATAGTGTCCAGAATGTCCATGCGCGTCAGAAGCTGGCCGTGGCGCTTGTTCAGGATGTCGCAGATTTCCAGCAGCGCTTTGCTGATGGTCTCGTCCCCGCTGGAGATCCAGCCGTAGCCTTTCAGACGCTCGCCGCCAGCCCGGATTTCACTGAAATCCATCTGCACCACGTCCACCGGGTCTTTCAGCGCAAGGATCTTGCCCGGAGCCTTCGCCCATGCCTCGGCGCTGTCCCCGAGGACAAGTTGGAAGACACGCTCCCCGTTCTCCCGCGTGTAAATCTTTGAGAAGCTTGTCTCGCGGCCCTTCGCGTCGCCTTTTTGCTTACGGGACTGGATGGTCTCGACCTTAACCGGGTCCGTGAAGCCAGACAGGGTTCCGACAACCGGGCTAAAGCCAACGCCGCAGCCCTGCAGCAGCAGCCAGAAGCCGTCTACGACGTCGTGGACCGTCTCTACCTGAACGTAGCTGCAGTTGAACATCGACGCTTCCCGTCGTGCTGCCACTTCCGTGCCGCCCAGCCACATCGTACGGCCCGCAGGCACGGCCACGCGGTCCTGCATGAGCGCCTGCAGTTCGAACAACTCCTCTTCCTCCTCCTGCGTCAGGGAGGCCCCCTTGGCCCGCTCCCAAAGCCAGAGCTGGTGTTGCCGGACGCGGTCTGCAGTCTCATTCCACGTCTCAAAGCGTGTCCCTGCGTCGTCTGTCGGGCGGTTGTAGGTGCGGCGCGTGATAACTTCAGCGCGTGCAGATGGGGTAGAGTTACGGAGTTTGGTCATTGCTCTCTCGTTGTTTGTTAGTGGGAAAAAAAGCCCCGCCGAAGCGGGGCCAGTCAGGAAGAGACAGTAACATACATCCTACCCTAACTAAGGTAGGATTGCAATGGGTCAGACGAACGCAGACATGTCCGCAGGTGTATAGTTTGGACCCTTCAGAACCTTGCCGTCTTCACGCTTAATCGGCTGGCCGTCTTCCCCAAGCTTGGACATGTTAGAGCGGTGGACCTCATGGAAAGCCCCGTCAAAGTCCATGTCGAAGGACGTGGCCACCCACCGTGCAAGGCCTACAGTTGCAACCTCGTCGCGCGTTCCGTACTCTACGTCAGACCCGACGCAGACGTAGACCAGATCGATCAGCTCCTTCAGAAACTCTTTTCGTTCCTCGTGAACGAGAGCATCCCGAAGACCGCCATCTTTCTCGGCAGCTTCAGGATCGTTCACCAGCATACCGTAGGCGCGGTGAAACTCTTCCACAGCCGCGTGGGCGTCCTCCTCAGAACTGTAGAAAATCTCGTCGTCAAGCATTTGACCATCGGCAATGTAGTACTCAAAACCGGGAACTTGGTTTAGACCTTGGGTCATGCTGCGGCACTCCTTTTATGATGCTGTATGGGGTGAAGGTCGGACACGCGAAGGTTGTAGCAATCCGCCTTAAAGACGAAGTTGTTGTCAGGATCGACGTCACCTTCACGGCGGAACGTGGCCCGGTCGAAGTAGTCGCGCTTGCTTATCCAGCCGAGAATGTAAGCCGCCGACAGGCCGTTCATCACGCGGACAAAGCAGTAGGCGTCCGTAAGCTGCGAAGTGTTAAAGGCGGCTATGCTGCACTCAAAAGACGGGTCCGGCGGAACAGTCGTGCGCTTCGTCTTAACATCCACGCGGGAGCCATCGGGCAACATCAGGTCGTATTCATATTCGTCGTCGATGCGCGCGCCTGTGTATGCGGCCACGACCATTTCGCCGATAGCACCAGCAACATTGCCCGCGCCATTCGTGATGCTGTTGCGGAGTTCGCCGACTTGGCGTGACTTTGCCTCTGCCAACTTCTTCAAGCTGTCGGGGATTGGGATCTGTACGATGTTACTCAAAGCCGCTCCCCTCGCCCGTACATTTCAATGAGATCCTCGACAAAGAATTGCATCTTGCGGAGGTCGTAGAGGATTTCCGCGCCCTCTTTCTCGCCCAGCCGGTAGCAGGCCTTAAAGACGTCGCCTCGGCTCTTGCTCATGCCTTTATAGCTGACCAAGTGGCGAAGTTCTTCCGCATGTTCGGGCAGCTTGTAGTAATCCGTGGAGCCGCCGTCAGAAGTGATCTTGGTGTTACCAGCTTCGGATGCTGCGCCGCCGTCTTCGTAGTCCGGCCCCGCAGGGACAAAAAGGGACACAGTTTCAGACCTAAAGCGCCCCCAATTATCGTACACGCCGAGACGATGACTTCCTTTTCGATATAGGCAGTAAGCGACGTTTTCCGTGAAAGCATCGGTAAAGTCAGCAACACAGGTGACGTAGTAGCCCTCTTTAAGCTGAAACTCCCTGATGACGTTTCTAAGATTAAGCGGTTTCATTTCTCCGTCCTCCTTAAACCAGCATTCGCTGCAGAAGTTTGAACGCTGCGGTGCGATCCTTAGCAGGTACTCGGGGAAATAGAGACATGCGCCGCAGGAACGACAGCAACCCGAAACAGCGACAGTACTCATCAGTTCCTCCTGCCGCTAAAGTTGACCTTCGCAATATTGTCTGCGGTCGGAAGCTCTTCTAGTTTTTCATCCTGTTCGATCTCTTTTTCACGCTGGTCTAATTGGACGCCAATGTAAGACGCGTAGGCCATTTTTTGGATGTAACTGGGATCAGCCTCCATAATGACGACTAAGCCCCTCATCATTGCCAAAGCTTGCTGAAAAGCCTCTTCTGGAAATTCTGGGCTAAATTTGTGGCTGGTTGAAATTGTGGCGCTGCCTTCCTCATCAAAGACAAACTCCACGACGAAGGAGTTTTCGGCCATATCCCAAGCGTTCTTCATTTCTGCACCATCTTGTTTAGGAACCATTCCGCATCTACGATTGCGAGCGGCTTTTTCCGGTCTCCCTTCACCACCAACAAAGGCTCCGCGCCACCGGGGCAATTTTCTGTGGCCTGCTCGTACATGGAATACACGGCCACTTTGCTTTTCGCCTTACACTCAACGGAAAAAGGAAACTTTTTGCGGGCTGCGGGGGACAACTGCACATCTTCGCCCCCCGCGCCCATGCTTGTGGACCTCACGTCGTCTGGCTGCAGGGCGGGGCTGTGGGTCAGTATCTGGTCTCTTACCCATTGCTGCAGCTTACGCCCTTTGGCCTTGGCAGATTGAGGCTTAAGAGGCATTGCTCATATCGGGATGGTCAACGTACCAATGCACCGGCGGGTCTTTGGCTTTGGATGCCGGTGCCGGAAGACGTTTAGCTTCAGGCCAACAGGAACCGAGAAACGAGCAAAAGCCGCAGGTCATAGGCAGGCGTTTGCCGCCAGTTGGTTTGCCGTAGTAAGTTTCCTCAAAGGGGGCGAAACAACGACGGAACTCTTTGTCATTCACGACGGCAGAGACCGTCTCCTCCCTCTGACGACGTACATCCTGCGCGTGTTCTTCGTCGCCATCTACTTCGACAACAGCAATCTCACCCGACGACTTGTCTACTACGATCCAGCCACCCGGCTGCTTATTTTGTGCGTCGGCATAGCCGTAAAGCTGTCCGATGTAGCCAAATGGATCGTCTTCTTTCAGTGCTGCGTAGCCTTTAACCCATTTTTGCTTGTAAGCCCAAGGCGAGGCAGACTTGATGTCAAAGACACGGTCGTCGATATTAAGGTCGCTGTCGCCCTGTATTTCAGTGTCGGCCACTGACAGCGACACATGATCCCCGTGGCTGGTGACATTCACGTCTGCAGCCTTAAGCACCAAACGGACGACCGTTTCGACCGCGTCCCCGACCAGCATCCGCACGACGTGATTGTACGGCATACGCGATTTCACCGCGCCAGACTTTTCCATCTGAAGCTGACACAGGGGACGCCCGATATTTGACATACGGAGACGGAAGGCCCTGCTGTTCGGCTTAAACTGCCGCCTCAGAGCCTCCTTGAATTCCTCTCCGGCTTGCTCAACCCAATCATCCTTTACCTCGACGCCGTCCCCATTAGAGACGGCGTCCAGAGTGGAGTAGATTTGTGCCTGCAGGACGTTCATGCCACGTCCGCTTCAAGGTCGTCGCCCTCTTCAAGCAGCGCAGCGCCTTGAGTGCGCTCGCGGATCGCCTCGTTGTGCTTCTCGACGATGCGCTTGTTCTCGCCCTCAATCAGCGACCCAAAATGCTGGATAGTTTCGATGGTATCCTTGTCCAGCGAGACAGAATTGGAGAAGTCCGCGTCGAAATGGGCGACGTAATAGGTAACCGAGCCATTCTTGTGCTTGCTCAACGAAACGTCGATCCAGTAATCCCAAACCTCATTGCCCTTTGGCATCCGCTTCATAACCTCTTCCTCAAAAGGCATAAAGTTGGAGCCTTTCAGAAGCATCATTGCAGGCTGGTTTTCAATCGACACCTCTTCTCCACCAGCAGTCGTGCCAGTGTAAGATACCAGAACGCGAAGCTGTCGAAAGCAGGTGACATTTTTGAAGCGCTTGGCTTCACCCTCGTCCATCTTAGACTTAGCTTTCGTCATGCCGCACTTCGTCGTGCCTTTGATGTCCAAGAATTCCTGCCGGAAGCTGGAATTGATGGTGGTCTTATTGATTACCTTTTCTTGATCGGGGTCGTACTCGGAGTATTGGTAGTGTTGGCCGAGAACGCGAATCTTTACCGTCTTCGCGTAGGCGGCAGTGTCCTGATCGGTCAGAAAAAACGAACCTGCCGGAATGGACTGATCCTGACTATCCTCGTGCTGCAGGTTAATCTTGAGAAGAGGGACGCCGCCAGACTGTTCCTTCTTAGCACCCATCATTTCAGCAAGACGCTGCTGCTCAGCGGGATCGATAGTGGCGATTTCAGTGGACATTTATAACTCCGTCCGTTGATTGCTGGAGTTACAAAGGTACCCGAAGAACGCCCTCTACGCAACCCCTAAGGGCGCTGTTAAGGTACTTTTATGCCGCCGCAACCTTAAGAGAAACCTCCTCCATCTCCATCCAGTTAGGCCCGGCCTCAATCTCGATTGCCAGCGGTATGGAAAACTCGTAGCCAAACCGTTCAAAGATCTCGTCGTGCAGGTCCATTGCCTCCGACAGCGCGTCACACACCACAGAAAGCTCGTCGTGGTGTACGTCCACAACAATGCTGTCGTGGACTGTCAGGATCAGCTTAGAGCGAAGACCTTCTCGCTTGAAAATCCTCTGCGCGCGTATGCAGGCCAGCGGGACCAGATCGCCAGTAGCGAAGCCTTGAACCGGGTAATTTACCACCGCAGTAGCGTTCGTGATGCGGCCAGACCGCAGCCGCTTTGCGTCGGGGAAGTAGTACTCTCGGCCAGACGGAATCCGCACAATGCCGTCCTTTAGAACACCATCCATCCACTCGCGGTGTTTGCGCGCCATACCCTTGTAGATAGTAAAAAACTCTTTGAAGTACTGCTGGACATGCTCAGGTTCGGCAGCCCCTTGCCCGCCGTATAACGGAGCAAACGAGAACTGTTTGGCGGCTTGCCGCATCTCCTTCGTGACTTCTGAGACATTACACTGGTTAATAATTGAGGCTGTTTGCCGGTGGATGTCCTTGCCGTCTACGATGTCTTCGATGATCTGGCTGTCGCGGGACAGCTCTCCGGCCACCCTAAACTCCAAACCCGAAAAGTCTGCTTCAATGATCTGCCCGCCATCAAAGCGGCTGGTGACTGCCTTACGGACGGGAAATTTACCGCCCTTAGGCTGGTTTTGGAAGTTGGGCTTGCTGCTCGACAGGCGTCCAGTTCGGGCAACCGTCTGGTTGAAATTGGGATGCAGCAGGCCATCCTCCCGCGTCCACGCTTGTATGCCGTGGACAAAAGAGGACAGGTAGGTGTTTACCGCGTTAAGCCGGGAGATCTTCTTCAGAAACTCAACTGCTAACGGACGTTTCTTGTCCTCGGCCTGCGCGACCAACCGTTTGATAGTGTTCTTGTCCACCTTGAACCCGTGGACGTTGGCATCAACAGGCCCCTCGGGAACAAGCCGAAGCCCCGCCTTCTCTCCAGTCTTGGCATAAATGACGCCATCGCCGCCACATACCTTGCACTTCGGCTGTCGCTTGTAAGGTTGCCCGTCTTTGCGAAACTTACGCTGCTTTCCAGAACCATCACAGTCGGGGCAGCACTGCACCACGGTCTTTTCCACAACGGCAGTCGTAGCGCGGACAGCAGCAGCGAACTCTGACTTATTCATGCGAGGCGTAGGCAAAGGCTTTCCTGCGGCATTCATGCCTATATTGAACATTCGTTTGTGAAGCTCTCGGTCTGTTACCCGGCGGCTGTAGACGACGGCAGACATGTCCGGCCCAGAATTAAGATTTACGGGCGTGTCGCCCATTACCTTTCCGACGATCTCGTTAAGGCGGCATTCAATTTCCTGCTTCTCGGCGCGGAACTGGTCCTCAACCTCGGAAAGGGCATTTAAGTCAATCTCGATTCCGTTTTGCTCAATTTCCACGAGAAACCAGAGCATCTCAAACATCAAATCAAATACTGGTCGCAGGCCTTTATTGTTGTCCGCCTCAAGATCGTCCAGCTGAGCCAGATAGATTTCCGCAGCAGACAAGACATCTGCGTCGGCATATTCCACCATGACGTCAAGGGGCATTTGGTCAAAGCCGATGCCCTTCTTGAAGTAGTCCTCAGTTACATCTGACCGCTTGCGGGTGACCCGCCGTCTCTCAGCAGTGTCCTTCAAAGACAGTCCCATCCACTGGCCGCGCGCCAGAATGTACTCGCCAATCATCGTACACCAAACACGCTCCGGCAGGTCAAACTCCATTTCCAGCAGCCACTGCACGTCGAACTTGGCATTGTGGGCGACCAATTCGCCGCACTTGTTAAGCGCATCCTGCAATGGCTGCCGAGGGTCTGGTCCATTTTTTTCGTTGTGGTTCCAGATCAGACGCTGGGCTTCGCCGATCTGGCCTAATTCATCGACCTCCCTCCAGTGGACGGAAACGCAGAAGTTGTCGGGGTTGTAGGGGGAGCCATCAAGCTCCCCGCCAACAGTCTGCACAGACGTCTCCAAATCAAGTACTATGGCCTTCATTGCTGCCTCTCTTTTTGTCTTAGAAGCTTGTCAGCTTCTCCCACAGCTTTGCCCACTTTGTTTTCTGTGTTTTGCTAGGCTGTTCGTTTTTATCGCCGGGCAGGTCGAAAAATTTAGCCACATCAGCGGGCCGACCCGACTGCTCCCACATACGCTTGAGGTCTTCTTTAGTCACCATCCGTAATACTCCAGAACATCGTTGAACGCCTTAAGTTCGCCTTCTAAATCTGAAATGTCTTTTCGCAAATAGTCAGCACTTTCGTCATGTTTCTGCAAAGACATCCTTTTTTCATAAAGAGACTTGAGAATAAGTTCTCGCGAACTTTCAAGAGAAGCCGCAACAATGCTGTCCGCAGCCTCCCCAGACAAAGGGATCATCAGGGTGTCGTTTTTGATGTGTACGTCGTTCATGGTTTCTCCTTACCTGTTTCGAGTTTAACCGCCTTGAAATTGAGCGGATTTTAAGTACCGCCGAGCCGCAGCCTGACGGAAGGCAGCCGTTTCCGACATCGACAGCGGAATGAAAATTTCATTCGGCGTAGCGTGAGATCTCCGGTTGAATGGTGCAGATCAAAGTGCCGTGCCATCCCGAAATCTTGTTCTTCGAAATGGTCAGGAACCGGGAATTGTCTGGCTCGCCGCTCTCATTGTCGCCCGAATGCTTGCCAATACCCACGATAAGGTCGGCTTCCGCAGCTTTGCCAATCTTGCTTCCTTCCATCATGTCGTAGGTAATGCGGGTCTTACCCGTGGCGTCGTTTGAGGCCTGAGAGACACCCCAGAGGGCGCAGTCATGCTTTTTCGCCATCTCTCTAAGGCGGCGGTACAACTCTCTCAGACGCTCGTGTGAGGCGTCGAAGCGACCGGCGATGGAAACCTTGTCCGCTTGGTCGATGAATACGACGTCAGGCTTTTCACGGCCAATGTAGGCGTCAATCTTGTCGAGATCCCACTCCTGAGTGTCTTGGAAGATTAGCTGGTCCTTCATTCGCGCGCGGTAGATCATCTTCGCCTTCTCTCGGTCTGCCCAGATCTCTTCCTTGGACAGGCCGGTCGCGGCGGAGTACGCCCGTATCACGGTCCTCTTGGTGGCCTCCTCATTGCCCAGCATCATGACCTTTGCACCCTGATCGACGTAGCCACCGGGGCTGCAAGCAAGGCTGACCACGAAGGCAGTCTTTCCGGTTTCGGGCGTGGCGAAGATGATGCCGAACTCAGTGCGGCCAATGCCGTAAACGTGACGAGAAAGCGTCTCGACGTGAAACTTGAACCGAGACTCGTCGCCCATATCGATCAGCAACTCGTCTAAGTCCTGCGTCGTAGGCTGGCCGAAGTCATCGGACGCGAAGCCCTCGGCGCTTCGCTCAAGCAGCCGCTGCAGGCGCGTCATAGCCTCATCGTTGCCCTCTGAGACTTCTAGCCCCAAGGTCGCAATCTGCTTGCCTGTATGGCGCTTCCAGAGCGTCTGCACGCTGTCTGAGACGATCTCCTCGCCCAGCGGGTCGGCCTTGCTTACCGCGTCCACGCAATCCTTAAATTCTGCGGTGTCGGCGCGGGTCGCCACGGGGTTGTACAGCTTCCAGACCGCCAGCACTTCGTCCGGGCTAAGGTCTTGCTGGTACTTTTCGTGGGCCGATTTAATTGCGTCGAAGACCTCTCGGAAGTCTTCGGCAAACAACTCTGCCCGAAGCCGGTCTTTGTGTCGCTCATAAAACTC